GCCCGCCATGCCTCTGCTCGCTGATTTCTCCTCCTTCCTCGGCTCGCTTTGGTTCGCCCTCCTGCTCGGCGTGGTCGGCGTCGGCTTTGGATTCTGGTACTGCCGGAAGTCGAAGTGAGGTTCTTCTGCTGCTGCAACACGAACACGCCGTGCAGCCCCTGCCCGGCGCGGCCGGCTGACTTCGCCACACGGGACTACCGGATCTTCATCCCGGCTATCTCGCCTGGGCAATTCGGGAAGCCCAATTCAGGCGGCAACCCGAACGCCGACCCATGCGCCGACAACGTCGGCTACGACCACGGCTACTGCGCGGTCCATGAACCAGGAGCCTTCCTGTACGCGAGCCGGCGCCTCGGCCCATGCCCGCCTGGAACGGCCACCGGATTTTGTTTTGCCGGCTACGGCCCGAACGGCGGAGCTCTTGGAGGAGTGGTCAGCCCAAACATCGTCCCGTACTTCGCTGGCCTGGACGAACTCGGGCGTGATCCCGTGACGCTTGCGACTCCGGCCGTGATCCAATGGGAGACGCCGGGCGGCGGAGCTCCTGCGGAAACACGCATCACGCTCGTCCTGGACCGTCGCTGCGACGCTGGCTTTACGCCGATTTGCAGCTCGTCATGCGCGAACAGAATGTGGATCAGCGTCGGCTGGGCTTGGTTCGCATCCGTAACCTACGTCGATGCGTCCTGCGTCACGCAGACCACGACGCTCGCCATGAGCAAGGCAGGCACCTACGTCTCTGATCCGTTCGTAGGTGCGTTTCCCGAAACGCTGTATTTGAAGTCAGCATCCGTCCGTCCTTCCTACGTTCCGCCGACGGCCACTCCCGGCGATTGGGGATGCGGCTACGCGCACCACAACGGCGGCGGCAACCCAGGCGACTTCTTCTTGCCGTCTGTCTGTCCCTTGAGCTACCAGGCCGACGGCCAGCTCGCACCCCCGTTCGAGATCCCGACCACGATCAGCATCCAGAGGTACGCATGAACGAGGCGCTAGAGGCGGCCATGGCCAATGCGAACGCGCCCCAGCGGGCGCCCGGTCTCGGCGACGCCGTGGCCGCCGCGACCAAGGCCGTGGGGGTCAAGCCCTGCGGGGGCTGCCGGCGGCGCCAGGAGGCGCTGAACCGGGCGACGCCTGGCTGGGCTTCGCGGCTGCTCGGGCGGCTTGGAGTCGGCGCAGCTCGTCCCGGACGATCTCCCGCACCGCCTGCTCGGTGAGGCCTGCGGCAGCCGGCGGGGCTGGGAGGGCCGCGGGCGCGGCGCCCTGGACGCCCGACCGGACGGCCTCCCGGAAGAAGAACCAGATCACCAGGATGACCAGGATGGGCGCGATGGCGATGGCCGCGCAGAGAAGCCCGCCCAGGGATTCCTTCATGGTGGAAAGTCTACGGAATCCCGTACCATGTCGGCATGAACCAGCGGACCCGCGAGGCTGTTCGCCGCATGGATTCGAAGCGCCAGGAGTGGTGGATCGTCCGGCGCGATAGCGACCCGGACGGTATTTGGTACGCGGTACTTGACCCGAAATCGGGGTGGGATTGGGCGTATAAAGTCGGTCGCGCCAAGTGGTTAGCGCACCACCGCATAACCCGCGCCCGTAAAGAATCTCGGACGGGCCGGAAACTGGAGGAGTTTCGCCGATTGGTCGATATGATCCGCCATAGCGGTGGCTCATCGGCGCGTTGAGGCGTGGAGCGTCCACGTAACTCGACTTTACATAACGCCGAGTAACCTAGGACTTTTCTAGGTTTTACGGGCCACCGCGGGGAGACCGCGTGGCTACGGACTTGGTGCTTCAACCGAGCGTAACGGGTGGGCTGACGCCGACCGAGAGGGCGGCGGCGAACTTCGAGCTAGTGCGGGTGATTGGTCCCGAGGTGAAGAAGCACCACGTGGACATCATCCAAGGACGCCCGTACCTGAAGGTGTCTGGCTGCCACGCCATCGCGAGCTCGCTGGGCTACACGACGGGCAACCTTTCCTGTCACTTCGTGGAGGAGTCCGGGTCGCTCCCCGCGCATTGGAAGGCCGAGGTCGGGGTCTACGACGCGATCAGCGGCCACATGGTTGCCAAGGGCATTTCGGCCGTCTTCATGAATGAGCCACGCTGGAAGAAGGCGGATCACTTCGCCTGCATGGGCATGGCAACGACGCGGGCGACCGGCCGCGCCTTGAAGGGCGTGATGGGCTGGGCGTTCGCGATGCTGGGCGTCGAAGGCTCCTTCTCGGAGGAGATGCCCATGGGAGGCGCCACGATGCCCCAGGAGGCGCCCGCTCCCGCGAAGGCGCTGCCAGCACCCTCCAAGGCGTCGAAGCCCGCAGGAGGCAAGCAGGCGTCCGCGCCGGCCTTTCAGGAGCTTCGCGGCGTTTGTGCAGGAGTGCAACCGAAGACCAGCAAGTCCAACAAGGAGTACTGGCGAGTCGGCATCGAAGCCGGCGAAGGCGTTGAGTGGTTCACCTCGTTCAAGCCCCTGAAGTTCGACGCAGGCGCCAAGATCGTCCTCCAGCTTGAGCCCTACCGCGACGGCGTGGTCGTGCACGACGGCTGGGTCGATCCGGCCGCCGAGGAGGTGCCGTTCTAATGGGCACCGTCACGCTCACCCAACGGGACTACGACGAGGCCCGCACCATTGCCGCCAGGCGGAACGAGTGGGCGGTCGCGAACGGCGGCCGCAACACCTGGGAGCCAACCGACGGCCACCCGCTGGCCCTGGACATCCTCGGCACCTGCGGCGAGATGGCCCTGATGAGGTTCCTCGGCTGTTCGGCCGACCCGAGGCACGACCCAGCCAGGCGGAAGGAGCCGGACGTCGGGCCCTTCGACGTGCGGACCACGGCGATCTCGGCCGGCAGCCTCATCATCCGCGAGCGGGACCCGGTCGACCGCTACCACGTGCTCGTCGTGCAGCTGGACCCGTTCCGCTACCGGATCGCCGGGTACTGCCACGGCAGCGTCCGCTACAGCGACGAGATCCACCAGTACGCGAGAGGCAAGCCAATCGCGTGGTTCATCCCGCAGGCGAAGCTCCTGCCGGCCGAGGAGCTGCATGAGCTCTACATGGACGCACAGCTGGAGGCCTACATGGCCGACCTCGGAAGGGAGGCCAAGGATGGCCAAGCTGTATCCGAGTGACATCTGGCGCCTGGGCGACGCCCTGGACCCGCTGGAGAAGCTGGTGGCCTTGGCGCTGCTGGACTACGGCGACCGGATCTACCCGTCGCAGTCGCACGTCGCAGCGAAGACGGGGCTGTCCCTTGCGACCGTCAAGCGGGTGATGCGGAGCCTCCGGGCGAAGCTCGTCATTTCCGCCAAGCGCAACCGAAAGGGCCTCGCATACGCCTTCGTGATGGGTCAGCCTGACACCAGTACTGGTGTCACACAGACACCACAAAAGTGTCAGCCTGACACCGGATCGGTGTCACACAGAGCTACTAACTATCCCAAGAACCCTCTTACCAACCAAGGCGCCGCCGAGGCGGCAGCCGGAGGGTGGGAGGTTCCATCGGATGTGGAGGGGCGGATAAGGATGCGCGACCCTCGCGCAGACCTGGCGTCCCAGAGGAAGGTCTGCCGGCGGGTGATGGCCCAGCACGGCCTTACCGAGGACGAGGCGCGTCGCTCATGGAGCGACCTCTGCCTCGGGTGGGCTCGAACGGGCCGGTCGGCCTACGACCTCCTGAACGAACAGGTCCAGCAGCTCGCCGGGGCTCGGGACGTTCGTGCCGTTCTCCTGCACCGGCTGAAGGGGGTGGCGGCATGAAGCGGTTCACGCTTGAGGAGAAGCCGCCCGCGCGACGCGACCCCATCGTGCTGCTGGTTGTTGCCTTAATCAAGTCCATGAACGACTCGCAACGAACCGAACTGGCGCAGCGCCTGGTGGAGGAAGACAACCGATGAGCAGAGAGATGCCACTTGACGCCTTGATGCAAGAACTGCGTTATCGCCACTCAAACCCGCTGGTGAAGTGGGACGCCACCAGCCAGACCATCGACATCATCAGCGGCGACCACCAATACACCTGGCAGCGGCCGTACTACATCGACATCGACAGGATCAAGACCTACGCGTTTCTGCTTGGGTGGATGACGCACCTCCTCCGCAAGGAGTGGTTTACGACTCGCCACATGCAGGAACTCATCTGGGTGTGGGGAGACGTAACAGGGAATGAGGTGAACGTTCATGGCTGACGAACGATGCAACGCGGACCACGGCTGGCTCACCGCGAAGCTGCTCACCGCGAAACTGCTCGATCAGCAGCGCGAGATCGCCCGCCTCACCGCCGAGCGCGACGAGGCGAGGCGGGAGGTCTGCAAGTGGGAATGCCGTTGCAGGCCGATGAGCGAGCGCGACTACGCGGCGTCGCGAAAGTGGGAATGCTTTCCACCACGCAAGATGTTCGAGGGGATCAAGCCATGAAGACCAACAGCCGAGCGAAGGGATGCCGCGGCGAGCTCGAAGCCTGCCGCGCCATGGAAGGCATCACGCACCTCAAGTGGGAACGGACCGCGCAGCGGTGGGGCAACGCCACCGCCGACATTTGGGCACCGCAGGCCGTGGCCCTGAAGGCCCATTTCGAGGTCAAGTTCCATTCCAAGGGGCTGAAGCGGTTCACGGTCGCAGCGACCGAATCCGACCTCAACCTCACTAGGGACCGTCTCCTGTTCTGCCGGCTTGACCGCTGGCCGAAGGTGCTCGGATCGGGCCACATCCCGAGCCTGGTCAACGTGGTGAACGGGGTCAGCGACTTCATGCGGCAGGCCGAGGCCGATGCCGAGGAAGGCGCCATCCCCGTGGTGCTCATGCGCCAGAACGAATGTCCCTGGCTGGTGATGTGGCGGGCGCAGGACGACCAGGCCCTGGACCGGATGCTGCTCCTGCATTGGAAGCACCATGCGGCGTGAGCCCACGAACAGATGGGCCTCGAAGCCATCACGTGCTCCACGCTCGGGACACCAGGGCAAGGGTGCGAAGGCCATGCAGGCGTTGAGCCGTGTCCTGCGAGCGAATCACCCGTTCTGCCAAGTGTGTGGGGTGAGGCCCTCGGCCGAAGTGCATCACCGCGTCAAGTGGAACGATGACCCGAGTCGGAGGCTGGATGTCCTTAACCTCGTCGCTTGTTGCAGGCCATGCCATGAACAGCTCGAAAAAATCCCCCCGGCCTAGTGCCCCCCGGCATAAGGCCTCTGGGAGTACCGACGTCCATGGCCCGTCTGCAAAACCCGGGCGAGGCCGGCAACGTGCGTCTAGGCAAGCACCTACGACCGCTCTGGACATAGCCGACGCCTACGCTCGGTCGGTGCTCGAACGGTCGACCGTCACGAACGCGAGGGTTCGCGCCGCATGCGGGCGCTACTTCGAGGCGAGGAGGACGGGCACGTGGGACGCCGGCCGGCTGGACCGCCTGGTGGCCCACGCCCGGGACGTCTACCGCTGGGAGCTGATGCCCTGGGCGGTGTGGGTGTTCGCCCACCTGGTCGCGTGGCGGTCGGAGGGCGACGCGCCGGCCTGCCGGATCGTCGTCCTCCAGGTGGCCCGCGGCGTGGGCAAGACGCAGATGGCCGCCATGCTCTCGTCCTGGACGGTGGAGGAGGCCGCCAGGGCAGGGCGCACGAACACCGAGGTTGTGGTCCTCGCCACGCAGATGGACAAGGCGGCCCTGGTGCAGGACCGCATCCGCGAGGCCATCGGCGAGGAGGGTGTCTGGGAGTTCTACGGCGGCAAGATGTCCACGGTGGGCGCCCTGGCCACGCACCCGGGCGGGTCGATCAAGTGCCGCCCGTCGACGGTGAAGAACGCCGACGGCATCACCCCGACGCTCATCATCTGCGACGAGGCCGCCCGCATGGACGAGACGTTTACCCGGGCGATCACCAGCATGACCAAGGTTCGCGGGGCGCAGATGCTGGTCATCACGACCCCCGACGCCCGCCAGTACGAGCGGCCGTATGGGTCCATGATCCGCGGCATCGAACGGGCCTACGACGCGGGCGAGGAGCTGCCCATGTCGACGGTCGGAATGATCTACGGCATCGACCCTTCCGACGCCCCGGACGACCCGGCGGCGTGGGTGAAGGCTTGCCCGACCATGGGCCTCCACGTGACCGAGGCCGAGTACCGCCTGGTCATGGGGCAGACGCTTCTCTCCGGCAAGCCGGCCGACCGCGAGGAGTGGTACACGCAGCAGCTGGCGACCTTCGCGGACGACCTCGCCGGCGGCCTGCCGCTGGGCCTGTACGACGCCTGCGTCGACCCGTGGCAGCTGGAGGACGCGCATGGTCTCCCCGCCGTGGTGGCCGTGGACTTCAGCCAGGGCGGCTGGTCGACGGGCGGCCAGTTCGACCTGACCAGCCTGAACGTCGCCGTCTGGGACGGCACCAGGCTCCTGTCCAGGAGCTGGCACTACTGGGCCGGGAACGACATCGCCGGAGACGAGGTCCGAAGCCGGCAGCCCCTGCGCGACTGGCGCGACAAGGGGCTCATCACGGTAGTCGGCCCGACGGTCGACTACAGCGTCATCGAACGCCAGCTCGAAGCCATCGCCCGGCACGTCGACCTGAAGTTCTTCGTCGCCGACCCGGCCGGCAAGGCCGCCGCGTGGTGCGATTCCATGGAGAAGCGGCACGGCTGGCAATGGAGCAGGGCGCCGCAGAACACCGTCTTCATGGGCAGCGCCTGGGCGATCTGGGCCGACATGATCCGAGGCAAGCGCATCCGCTTCGACGAGGACCCGGTGCTCCGCGCCAACCTCGCTCACACCCGGCTTCGGCCCGGGGACACGGGCCTGTTCGTCCCGAGCAAGGGGCGCAGCGACTCCAACATCGACGCCGTGACCGCCTGCTGCATGGCGGTGAAGGTGATGAACGACCGCGAGATGCTGACCGAGTCGATGTAC